TACACGGGGCGGCAAGCCGGTGATTCCGGCGGCCAGCATCCGCTCGACCATCCGGTTGACTTCCGCGCGCGGCCGGACGCCTCGGCGGCGTTTGTACGTCTTGTCCAAGCCGGGCAAGAACTTTCCCCGGCCGCGCTGCCGCGCCGTCACGATCTGGTCGGCTGCTCGAATCTGCTCTTCGGGCGACTCCATCCCGGCCAGCTCTTCCAGGTTGGCCTGGGAGAGCAGGCCGGCGGCGGCCTTTTGTTGAATTGCCTCCGGCATCCGCAAGAGCCGGACGCGGATATGTACCCACTTCGTCGGCTGCTTCAACTCTTGGGCGGCTTGCCGCACGCTCATGCGGGCGGCGTAAATCGCTTGGATGCCTCTGGCTTCTTCCAGGATGTTCAGGCTCTTCCGCTGCAAGTTCTCCACGAAGTTCAACATGCGTGCTTCGTGGTCCGTCAGGCCCTCGCAGATGTAGGCCGGTATCGTCGTCCATTTCAGGAACGTCGTGATGGCCATGAACCGGCGGTGCCCGACGATCAACCGATAGTCGAACCCATCAGCGGCCCACGGCTGCACCGCCACCGGACAGATCAGGCGACCCGCCTGAGCGATGCTGTCCGCCAGCTCTTTGACGGATTGCAGCGTGAACTCGCCCCGGCAGTTGAAGGCGGCATCGTAAAAGACCGCCGTGACCGGAATCGAGTACGCCTTGTACTGCTCCAATTCCGGCAGATTCATTTCAGCTTTACGTCGAACGGAACCGCCTTATCGTCCGGCAGCCACTCCCAGACGGAGACCATGCCGTCGTCGCTGATGGAGACGAACGTGTTGTGTTCCCGCGCCCAGGAACCGGTGTTGAAGTGGTAGTCGCCGATGTAGCCAGGCGCGTGGGTGTGGCCGTAGACCACCACGGCAGCTTCATGGTTCTGGCGGTACTTCTCGACGCCATCGACCATTTCCTCCTGGCGGCCGTGCTGGAACGTCAGCCTGCGCCAGAGGGTCAAGGCCCCTTCCAAGGTGCCGACAAACTCGTCTTCCACGGCATGTTGATTGCGGAACGGCCCCTTGTTGCGGTCTTCCAGCATCCCACTGATGATCGCGGTGATTTCGCCGGTGCCGGGATTCAGGTCGCAACAGTACGGGTCCGCCTCGTGGCCGTGAAGGTAGGCAATCTTCCGGCCGCCAGTGATTTCCTCGAACGGATGGCGGGCCGTCTTCAGCAAGCGATGGTCGGGCATCAACTCGGTGCCGATCAGCGGTGCCAGGGCGTTGTCGTGATTGCCGACGACCCAAGTCGCCGCCATGTCGGCCAGGCGATCCAACAACGGCCGGTAGGCCATAATTGCCGCGCCCACGGGCACCTGCCACCAGTCGAACAGGTCGCCGAGGATCAGCAGCCGGCCGCGGTTGCTTTCCACGAAGTCCAAGAAGCGGTGGAACCGCTGCTCCCGCTCGCCAACCGAGAAGTTGTCACGCGGGCCACGGTCACACAGATGCAAGTCGCTTACGCAATAAGTGGGCACGACATTTTTCTCCTTGCGGTCACATGCAAGCGCTGCGGCCACCGGTCGAGGTCCAGCCTTGCGAAAAGGCGTCTCAACACGGCTTGATCTCCAGCTTGCTAAAGGCAATGGCCCGCATATCGGCCAGGTGACGTTCCACGGCATCCAGTTGCCCCGCGCTGCTCTTGCTCTGCGTCGGCCGCAGCCCGCAGTTCCAGAGCATGTCCATTAGTTCTTGGGCCTCGTCGCCATGCAGCGAGAAGGTGGGATTGATCGGAGCGCCTTGCGGCACTTCCTCGAACTCCAGCGGTTTCGCCACGGCCCGAGGCTTGCCGGTCTCGTGATGGCACAACAGGAACTCGACCTTCTCGCTCCAAGGATCGCGGTGCGCAATCGCACGGATGAACCGATACCAGTCGTAGCCGCTTAGGTCACGCATCGTTCTCTCCGGCGTAGCGGTTCCAAACGCAATTCAACGTCTCTTCGAGACTGTGCAACGAGTAAATCACCGTGGCACCCAAGACGTGCAGCCGGGAGTAGCGAACCGTGGTGCAGTCGATCGTCGGCGGGCAGGCGTCCAAGACCCGCTCTTGCCCATCCACGGGACCGCCGATGAAGAGTGCTCGAAATCTCATGCCCGTTCGTTGGTGAAGTCGAAGATCAAGGTGTCGTGCTTTCGCAGGTCCAGGTCTTCCTCGATAATGACTCTGGCGACCATGCCCCCAGCAGGTCGGCGACCGAGCACGTAGAAGGTCTCGACCGCCTCGGGTTGCTCGCCCTTCCGCAAGCGGGCGAGGTTGAGTCGCAGTTTCGTCTCGGACATTACTTGCCTTCCTGCAAGCACTCGACCAGGCTGTCCACGTCGAAATGCAACTCGTCTCCCGTCGCCAGTGTGATGTTCCCCGGCGGGAACACGACGCGCGCCGTACCATCGCCGTTGCGCCGGATCATGTCGTCGGTAACATTGATCCGGGCGATGCACTCACCGTCGCGCCAATGTTCGATCGTCCGGCGGCCAACTCGCTTAGGCATGGAAAGCCTCCTTCGCGTTAGGCGCGCCCGCGCTACTTGCCGCGACCCTTCCTACCTCCCGCTTTCCTTGGTGCGGTCGGCTTTTGCATCATGGATTTGATGGTGACAGGCGGGTACTGCATCATGTCGCCCAGCTTCATCATCCCGCTGTTCTGCATCCGCTCGATCAGGGGCATCGTTGGCGGCGCAGATGGCTTTCTGGTTGTTCTCTTCTTTGCCACAGGACTCTCCTTACAGGTCGGCCGGCACGCCGCTTCGCCGTTGAATGGCGAGAGCCTGCTTGATGCACTTCTTCTTGGCGGCCTCGCGGCTACGTATGTTGCCGGGCGTGTAGGTGTACTTGGCACCGTGGGTGCCGTACTGCAACGCCGGCTTACCGTTCTTCGTGGTTCGATGAATCGGCATGGTTCTCTCCGCTTAGGACTTCAACGGTCCCACATCGCGGCCACCGTCGATCAGGTAGCGCTTGGGACCGGACTTCTCGTTCTCATGGCGCAGCTTGCAGTTCATCCGCCAGGTGATGCCATGCTTGGGGTTGACGCCGTGGAGCCATTGCGACGGTTCGCGGTAGCCGGACAACGAGTTGTAGGCGAAGGCGTCGGTGCCTACCCACGAGCCATTGACCAGTAGTTCGCCGTCCACGTCCGACAGGACGCTGGCGGCATGGTGGTGCCCGACACAGAAGTACCGGCACCGTTGGGCACCGGCCGCCGCGCCCAGCGCGATCAAGCCCTTCTGTCGGCGGACCATCCCATACCACGGGATGCCCAGGTTGGATCGCACGTCGTCGCCGTGGGAGACGTTGAAGCCCACGCCGTTTATGTTGACGTTGGCGCTCCACGCATCGGGGATCGTGAAATGGACGTTCCCCAGGTCACGGCAATGCAGCCGGGCGGTCTCGCCACAGAGGTAATCCCAGTTGTCGTGCGCGCCGAGGTAATCCTTCTTCGGCGTCCGCCGGCCGTGATTGCCGGCCAGGTACAGGACGTGGACTTCCTCGAAATGGGCGGCTAGGTCGCGGTACATCAGGGCGTGCAACTGGCCGATAGCCAGGCAGTTCTTAAACTGGTTGCGGTAGTAGGACCGCTCGCACGCCTTATGGATTTCGCCGCTGGTATAGTCGCCGTAGGCCAGCACCCACAGCGCGGGGAAGTAGAACTTCGGTGCCAAAGTGTCCTGGGTCCATTCGACGACCGTGTTGACGTAGCGCTCCGCACGGGCACAACTGATCGGGAAGCTGTATTCCTCCAAACCACCAACTTCCTCCGGCCGCACTACCTGATCGTGATGGCCGTCCGAAAGGTGCATGACGCAGTGCTCGACGATCTGCGCCTTGCGGCGGTATTCAAGTTGCGACGGCAGCGCGGCGAACGGCTTGATGCGCTGGTCCATTTCCGCCACGACCGCCTTGAACAAGCCCGCGATCTTAGCGCTGGCCTTGACCTTCTGCCGCTCACGGTTCCGTTCGTCCGTCAGGTGGACAATCTCCGCTTCCAATTCGAGGATGCGCTTGTCGGTAGGGTCATAAGTCGGAACGGCCTTATGTTGGCCGCCGGCCCGCTTCGGCGTGGGTGGCTCGCCACTGGGCCATTCCACGTCTTTGTGGACCCGGCCGGTGGCGATGTCGGACACGGTGCTTCGGCTTACCTTGAACCGCTTGGCAATATCCGGCTGCGTTGCGCCATCCGTGATGGCTTGCTTGATCTTCTCGACCTTCTTCTTTGTCAATCGCATGATCTCTCCGTGTCGCCCTCGCCGGTTAGTGGTGTAAGAGAGGCCGAGCGGCGCTGTCGCCGCCCGGCTCAAGTGCTGTCGGTCACAGGGAAGAGAACCGACTCAGGGCCGGCGAGCGCGGCCGAAGAACTTTTCCACCCAGTTGATCGCACCATCGAAATCGAACGGCGGCTTGAAGGCAGCACCATCGTCGGGCAGGCCGCCGGCCGGATTCCGCTGCGGATAGCCACCAGGCGACTGGCCTTCGTCTTCCACCGGGATCGCTTCGATTTCTTTCAGGCTGGGCATCGGGACAGACGTGTCGATGGCCCACTCGATGTTCGCTTCCTTGGCCCAGGCATGGATGCGCCGCACGGGGACGATGAAATTGAAGCCCTGCAACTGCATCACTCCCTGGGTCAACATGCCGATGTAGATGCCGCTGTCCTTCAGGTACATGCCGCCGCCCGACGAACCGGGGAACGAAACAGTCGTTACCTGATCGAAGACTTTGACGTTCGCGCCTTTCATCGGCAGGGTGCGCCCGACCTGAGAGAGCACGCCGGTCGTGTAGCTATTCGCCCCGAACTGCCCGAGGAGGCTGCCGCAATGGCTCAAGTCAATGCCGATGGGTGGGATGTAGTTCGGGTCTTTGTGGAACTTGGCCGTGGCGCTGAGCGGATAGGCCCCTTTGCAGCGGACCATGAGCACCGCCAGGTCTTCGCCATAATCGGCATCGCTGACCTTAATGACCTTGCAGTCGTACTTGACTTCGCCCACGCGGCGGCCGTTTTGTTGGCGCTCTTGGACGATTTCGGGGTCTTTGTACTCGACCTTGATGCGGGGAGCGCCCTGCGGCGTGACGACCGTGCGCGTGGTACGCAGGCCATCGACGACGTGCGCGGCCGTCCAGATGAAACTCACGGTCTCGTCGCCCACCTGTCGAGTGACGAGGGTGCCGGAGCCTTGGGCGCGGCCCGCCTTAATGGTGACGCTCACATTCTGCAATTCATCAGGGACACTGGCGACTGCCGGGCCGACGGCCACGGCGAGCAGGGTCAGAACCAACAGCACGTATTTCATCGCTGCAATCTCCAAGGTGTACAGAGAAGGTTTCACGGTCATCGCCAGACACGGACAATCCGGTGTGGCGGTTCTGGGCCATCCTCGTTGTCAAACGAATCGTCCGATCCGTCCGGCCCTTCGACGATCTCCACTTCCACTTGGCTCTCGTACTCCGGCTTCAACCGATCCACGAGGGCCGTGACGATCCGGTCACGAATCGCCTCGTCGTGGCCCCAACGTCGGTAGCGTGACTTCAAGAGCACTACGACCTCAGCCTCCAACGCAACGTCGTCGTCCGGGTCCGTGAACTCCAACTCGTTCAGCGAGTCGGAGAAGACCCACTCCAGGACGCCGTTGACACTGGCTTCCGTAGGGGCATGACCCTCGTAGCGGCCCTTGGCAATCACGATGCGACATCGGACCTCGCTCACGCTGCGATCTCCTCCACAAGCATCTCGCCTTCTTCGCCGGCATCCTTCCAATCGACGCCTTGGAGGAGTTCGCCCATCGTCATTAGCTCCAGCTTCCGGTTGGCGCGAATGACGCTCAGCACGCGGTCGTCGCTGGGCAGATGGACCAGATCGACAATCGTGCAGCCCAGGTTCTCGTCCATGCCCTTGCGGTGGATGCGATCTTCGCTTTGCACGCGGTATTCCGGCTTCCAACTGTTGGACCAGTACACCGCCATGCGGGCTTCCACCAATGTCAGGCTCATGCCGCCCGACTCGGGGTTGGCAACGAAGACGACCTTGTTGTGCCCTTCCAGATTGGCCCAGTAGTCCAGCGGCTCCTCGCTGGTCACAACGACGCCCTCCGGGCTGTCGCTCTTGGCTGCAAGCACTTGGAAGTTGCCCTGATCGCAGCGCACCACGTCCCACTTTTCCTTGAGACACAGCTTGACGATGCGATCCACAGAGCCGGTGAAGCCGGCGAAAACCACCAGCCGCCCGACTTCCTCGTTCTCGTCCAGCAGCATCTTGAGCGCGGCTTCCTTCGGGCAGGGCACTTCCCGAGTGACGCGCACCATCTTGGGGACTTCCCGCTTTCCATTGCACAGTGGGCAAGGGACCGTCTCTTTCACGAGACGGGCCTGTAGGGCCGGGTCCAGCAGGTCAATCGCCTGGTAACGGGCCTCGCGGTCTTCCGGGTCCGTCCACTCGGCGACCGTGCCATCCACGCAATGCGTGCATTTCGTCGTGCCGTCCTGCACTTCGCGGTACTGGAATCCATCGCTCAGTTCCCGCAGCAAGGTCATGCCGGTCACGGCGTTGTAGGCTGGGTTCGTGGCGATGGATTGCGCCACACGCAGCACGCTCGCTGTAGGCTTGCAGATGATCCTGCGGTATCGTTTTTCGGGCAGGTGCAAGCAGTCCTTCTTGTGCTTGACGACCACCAGGCCCTTGAGCCGTTCGTAGAGGTAGGCCACTTCGTTTCTGCTGGCCTCGAACGGATGGTACTCTTCGGGGTCCGTCACGCCGTCCAATTCGTGCGGGCCTTCCTCGCGCGTGGCTCCGCACTGGGCGCACTTGTCCTCGTTGTCTTTCCAGCCGATCCGCTTCTTGAACTTGCCGGCGTCGTATTCGGCCGTGACCATGAAAGCCAACCGTTCTTCCATCGCCCGGCGGCTCCCCTCTCTGAGGAAACCCGGCCAAGCGATCTCACACTGACTCCACCAATCGCACGGCGTTTTCGGCGACGGCGTACCCGACATGAGAATCACGTAGCCGTCGTAGCCGTACTCGGCGCGGATCAGGTCGGCAAGTTTCTGGCAGGCTTTTGACCGTTGCGAGGTGTCGTTCTTACAACGGCTGGACTCGTCCGCCACGAGGAATTGCGGAAGCGGTTGCGAGCCGTCCCACTCGTCCATGACCCGGACCAGCCCTTCGTAGGTGAAGAATTCGATCTGGATGCGGTCGAAGGGGAAGCCCCACAGCTTGAACTCACGCTTGATGTTCGGAATGCTGGTCTTCGGACCAACCCACCACACGAGGTTGACGCTGGACTTCTCAATCACCATCTGGGCAGCCAGGGTCTTGCCCGTGCCCATTTCCGCGCCGAATATCTGGTAGTGATACGTCAGGCCGGCGTCCGACATATCTGCCTGATGCGGCATGAGAACCTGCGGGACGCCGCCGCGGGCCAGCGGCCGATAGCCGAAGTGCTGGCACGGCCGATCGAACCAGGCATACACGTCTTCGCCGGCCAGGTAGCCGATCTGCATACGGTTGCGCTGACAGTCATCCACCGACCAGACTTTTTTCTTGGCGTAGGGGCCTTCGTCGTCGTAGCCGTGGAAGTGCGCCCCGTACATCGCCTTGATTTCATGCGACAACTCATACTTCGTCTTCGTGCCGGGACGGCCTTCCCAGAAGTAGATGCGACCGTCGCGCTTCTCCAACACAACGGTTATGCGAACAGGCGTCCCTTTGGACGTGTGGTATTGCATCTTGACCGTCTCAACCGACATGCGATCCTCCGATCAGGCGATTGCGGATGATGTTGCAGTTGTGCTCGGTCAGCTCCACGCCGATGCAACGACGGCCGAGGCGTTGGGCGGCCAGCAGCGTCGAGCCGCTGCCGGCGAAAGGATCGAGGATCACGCCACCGTCCGGCGTGGAGAGCAGCTTGAGCAGGTATTCCATCAGCTTCACGGGCTTGACGGTCGGGTGGTCGTTGCCTTCTCCCCGCTCTTTCGTCGTGGCCTTGCCCGTGTAGAAGAACCGACTAGCGCCGCCGGAATCGCCATAGGCAACTTGGGCATCTCTGGCCTTTCCCATGCCGCCGTGGTAGCCATCGCCGGCCTTGGACCTGACGGTGCCGGTTCCACTTGTCAGCGTCCCGGTGTGGGCATCTAACTGATCGGCCGCCTCTTCATCCAGCAGCAGGTTTGCCGGCCAACGACCCTTCGTGGACTCGATGAACTGAGCGCCCTTCTTCGCGGCCGTCTGCTTGATCCGCTCACCCTGCTTGCCATGAAAGGTGGTGCCGTTCCGGTCAGCTTTGTACTTGTAGCCAGGGTTATCGCCGATGCGGCAGGCGTCGATGTTCA